GGTGATGTCGTTGTAGGTCTGCCCGTCCGCGCCGCCGAGCAGGAAAAGCCCGTCGCCTGAGCGAGCCCACACGCGACCGTCCAGAACCACGAAGTCGCTAATCTCGACATCGGTGAATTCGTAGGTCGACCATGCCGAGATTTTGTTGCTCGCGAAGTAGGAGAAGACGAAGCAACGGTTGCCGACTGCGAGCATGTAGCGACCGTTAAGCGGCTCCATGCAGCCTACCGCCGCGAGCTTTTCCGCGTCCGTCAGGGTCGACAGGTAGTCCAGGAGATATTCGTCAATGGCGGTGCCGACATCGGCGACGCCCGACTGATTGGAGCTGTCGCGGGCGCGAAGGCTGCGAACCCCGCTGTCCGCGAGGAAGAACACGTCGATGTCGCCGAACGGCACAACCGACTTCGGCGCATAGGTGCCGATGTTCTCGAGCACCTGCTTCTGGACGTTCTGCAGTGGGTCGGGGTCCAAATACCAAATTTGCACCGCGCGCCGCGCGAAGACGGCCATCCAATTCTGATAACGCCCCAGCGCCGTGAGCGCTTCCGAACCCGCCGTTTGGTTCGACATGTTCTTGAAGCCCGAACCGACATAGGTTGGCGGGTCCGCAGTGTCGTCTTTCCAGTGGGTCGGGGACTCGATCGCGGAGAAGGCAAGGATAGAGCTTTGGATGCAATAAACCTTGTCTTGGTGCGTCAGCAGCCAGTTGGGCCGCGTCCCGGCGACGTTCGTTGCGCCGCTCCCGGCGTTGAAGTCGGTGACTTGCGCGCCGTTGTAGAAGGCGAGACGCTTCGCCCCGAAGTCCGCAATGACGAACGGCTTGCCGTCAAAGAATTCGACGCAGACAACGCCCGTCATGGCATTGCCGCCGGGGTCTTGCAGCCGCTGATAGGTCACGCCAGCAGGAACGCCGGGATCTACAATCGAACCGAAGACGTAGAGAACGCCATTGGTCCCGGCGAAGCCGAAGGTTCCGGCCGGGAGAACGTAGATTTCCTGAAAGGCGAGCCGCTTTTCTATCTCGCCGCCGCGCGTAATGTGCGCGTTCTTCAAGGTCTGCAGCGAGCCCTGAGGCGACGCGGCAGGCAGCTTCCGGCGGTCCAGCCCGGCCCGGAAGTCTTCGATAATGACGTAGGACATTAGGGCTGCGTCGCGACGACAGCGATGCGCGGCGGCCTGCCGCGGCGGTCTTCGCCATCAGAACAGCCGCCCAGGACGAACCTGTTGTTGCGCCGCTTGGTCACGCGGCCCTGCAGCAGCGTCAAGCGATTGTCCGCCTGTTGCAGCTTCATTTTCGCCTGATCGTCCGCGCCCTTGCTGGCAAGCAGCTCGGCGGCGGAGAACAGAACGATGAGCTGGTCATCAAGGTCGGCAACGTCGCTGGCGTTCACAAGCGGCTTCAGCTTGCGGATGCCGCAGAAGCGCAGAAGCGATCCCGTGCTGGCCGGGATGGGCCACACTTCGATTTGCTCTCCGTTTCCCGTGTCTCGCACGTCCCAGCGCTCCACGGGATCGCTGCGAACGCCCGCGTCGCTGTTGAAGGCCGAGTAATGGCCGAGCGTGATCCCGCGCTCTACCGGCTCCCAAATGCTGCTAACCTGCACGTCGACTGTGTTGACGCGCTCAAGGTTCATGTTGTCGGGAACGTCATAGTATCGTTCACCGGCCTGCAGCACCTTGTCGGCTTGAATTTTCAGGAACGGCCAATCGAATTGGTCATAGAGGCGTTCCTGCACGTCCTGCAGCGTCTCCATGAACAGCGGCGCCATGTTCTGCGACAGCGCCGGGTTGGGATCATAGCGCGCGGCGATCCGCAGCTTGGTGATTAGCTCTCCAAGTTGGGTGCCGCGCGCCATGTCCCCCCTCCGTTAGCCGGCGTTCTCGGCTTCGGCGTCGCCCGCTCCATTCTCCCCCTCGGGAGCGAGCGTCACGTCAACCGTGTCCTCGTCGGCGTCCGTCTCATTGTCTTCTACGTTCACGTCCGGCAGGTTCGGCACGGGCTCGGGAGCCGCCGGAAGGTCGCCGCCAAAGCCGACTTCCGCGAGCGTGGTCGGCAGGCGCTTCATCGCGCCGGGAAACAGCGTTCCGCAGATGGTTTCCCGCTTCTCGCCAGCCGAGCCGACGAACGCGCCTGCGCCGCGGTCATAGCGAGCCGACAAGCGCTCGAATTCCTGCTGATGGGTCTTGCGAGAGGTCTTCCCGGTCGGGCGAACGTCAACGACGCAATCGCTCCCGTGGACAGCCTGCAGCACAAGGATTTCGGCGGGCGTAACGCCAGCCTTCGGGACGATGTTGTTGTTATCGCCTCCCAGCTTCACCATTACGTTTGCGAGTTGCATGGATGCTCCTGTTTGTTGCCCGGATCGCTAGGCCGGAAGGTGTGCTGCCGGGAGCCGAAGCCCCCGGCAGCAGCGGGACCGCTTAGGCGACTTCGTAGACGCCGTGGCAGTTGAGCTGGTCGGCGACCATGCCGCCGGTCCAGGTGACGCCCCGATACAGAACGTATTGGTCTGCCGGGCGAGCAGGCGAGTGCTGCTTCATGTCCTCGCCGTCCATCACCATCAGGTAAAGGTGGCGCGGGTCGATGAGGAAGGCGCGCTTGGCAAAGCCAAGGTCGTCCAGCGTCGGATCGTAGACGCAGCGGCCGACGCCACGCATGGAAATGTCGGCCATGCCAATGTCGGTCTTGCCCGAATTGGTGAAGCCTTCCTGCGTGTAGACGCCCTTCTCGCTGACTTCCAGCTCGAGCGCGTCGATGAAGCCTGAGCCAGCCAGCCACAGGGTCGGCTTACCGCCGAACCGCGCGAGCTGGCGACGCTCGGAACGCAGCGTCTTCGTCAGCGTCTGATTGGCCGCCGAAGCCGTGATCTTGTCGACGCCGACGAGGGCGCGGTGACGCCACCAAGCGGTCGTCGCACGGTCAAGGCCGCCGGTCACGCCCACGGCCGGGGTGTCCGTCAGGAAGCTGAGAACGCCCGGAGGCGCCTTCGCGTCCTGAGTGCCGTCCTGCCAGCAGATGTCGTTGAAAGAACGCGCACCGCCTTCGGTGAGGTCTTCCAGCTTGTCTTCGAACAGGTTCGTGATCGCGGTCACTTCCCGGTCGCTGTGGTTGGACGTTTGTTCGCCGTTGGTGTCGACGACGCTGATGCCGTCCTTCTTCAGCTCGGTGTGCGTCACGCTGATGCCAGCGTGAAGCTCCTTCCACGGGAAGAAGATTTGCTTGTTGTTCGCCGGGTTGACGTAGCCCACGACATCGTTGTGGGTGTAGCCGGCGAAGGCGGAGCTGTAGTCGCCCTTCACGTTGCGGCGGATGTTGTCCTTGCCGCCGGGGAAGGTCTTTTGGTTCTTGCGGAGCGCGTCGACAAGCGGACGCTCCTGCATGGTCTGCACCAGCGACTGACCCCGGATGTAGAAGTCGAGCGTGGTGTTGGCGATGTTGTCGAGTTCGGCCTGAGTGAAAGGCATGGCTCAATTCCCGTTAGCTGCGGTTGAGAGCTGCGTTGACAGCATCCCTCAACGATGTTGGCGGAGCGTTCTTGATCGGTGCGGATGAGCCTCTTGGGTCGGGAGCGATGGGCTTCTTCGCGGGCAGGACAGCCTTCAGCTGCTTGTTGACCCTCTCGTAAGCCTGTTCCGCCAGCTTGACCGCTTCCTCGGGGTTGGTTGGAGCCTTGCCCGTTTCCATGACGATCGCGCGGACGGTCGTTTCGACCAATTCGGCTTTCCGGGCATAATCGGGGTCCGCCGCCTTCGTCCGAGCTTCCCATTCCTGAACCGCGTTCGCGCTTGCTGTCGCGTTCGTTTCCGCGTTCTGCCTCTCGGTGCGCCGGGTTTCCTCGGTTCGACGCGCTTCGGTTGCTTGGGTCCGAAGCCGCTCATTCGCTCGCGCTTGGGCAAGCTCCTGGGCCGCTTCTTCGTCCAGCGCCCCGCTGTCGACCCGCTGCTGCAGGTCATCAGGCAGAACGCGGCCTAGCGCATTGTCGAGCACCGCGAGATTGTTCGCGAAATACTCCCGCACTTCAGCGAGATTGGCCGGGTCGCCGCTTTTGAGCTTCGCCATAATGTCGAAGCCTTCAGCGACTTCCGCAGGCGATAGCCCATGCTCTTGCATGAAGCCGTCAATCTGACGGAAGCGCCCCGCATCTTCGGCGAAGCCATTGCGCTCGGCGATGACCTGCTTCCAACGTGGGTGTTCATGGAAGGGCAGCTTGGCGTCGGCTTCAGCTTCGCTTTCCGCGTTGGCTTCGCCTTCCGGTTTGGCCTCTGCTTCGGCTGCGGCTGCAGCTTCTCCCTTGCCCTCAGCAGCGGACGGGTCTGCTTCCTTCTTGTCTTCCGGCTTGATCGCATCGCGA